TGTGATATAAATGTTACTAACTAAAAAATAATTTTTGAAAATGATAAATTGGAAACACGCTAACGTTAGAATAGCAGAACTTAAAGAGTACGAACATAACCCCAGAAAGATTGGTAATAAAGAACTTGAAAAATTAACCTCTCATATAAAAGAAGACGGCTATCATCAACGTATTATCGTGAATAACGATTACACTATAATAGGCGGACATCAACGTAAGAAAGCCTTACTCGCATCAGGATATACTGAGGACAGTATGATTGATGTATTAATAGCCGATAGACTGCTGAGTGAGAGAGAACTTGATCGTATTAATGTACGAGATAATCTACCATTCGGTGAATATGATTTTGATATTCTCTCAAGCAGATTTGACCTTGAAACCTTAGTCGATTTTGGCATGCCCGGAGATATGCTGGTTGGTTTCGGTGAAGAAAATCTTTTTACCAGTGACGATGAAACTGTGGGTGATTTACCTACAGAGCCGAAATCTAAACTCGGAGATTTATATATGTTAGGTAATCATCGGCTGTTATGCGGTGATAGTACTAATGCTCAACATGTAAGTAGATTGTTAGACTTCGCTAATCCTATATTGATGGTTACAGATCCGCCTTACGGCGTAAAGTATGAGCCTGAATGGAGGAATGATACTGGTCAACTTCATGTTGCTCGAGCTACCGGTAAAGTCCTAAATGATGATAGGTACGACTGGTCGGAAGCTTATTCTCTTTTTACGGGTAATGTAGCTTATATCTGGCATTCTTCAAAATATACTCACAAATTTGCTGAGAATATAGAGAAATGCGGCTTCGAACTAATAAACTTGATTATTTGGGCAAAGCAGCATTTTGTACTTAGTAGAGGCGATTACCATCATCAACACGAACCTCTGTGGTACGCAGTAAAAAAAGGAAAGCAGCATAATTGGCAAGGTAAGCGTGATCAAAGTACTATATGGGAAATAGATAATAATAATTACGGAGCTAGTACTAAGGAAGAACAAACTGGACACGGCACTCAAAAACCCCTTGAATGTATGTTAAGACCGATACTCAATAACTCCGAGGCAGGGCAAGGAGTATACGATCCGTTCGGAGGTAGCGGTACAACTCTAATCGCTTGTGAGAAATCAAAGCGTAATTGTTATATGATGGAGCTATCGCCTGCATACGTAGATTTGATAGTTAACAGGTGGGAAAAAGAAACTGGGGAAAAAGCGGTTTTGATTGATAGTTAAAGTTATGAGTGAAAAGATTGTATTAAGCGACTTAGAAATATCACAAGTAGAAGCTTTGGCGGCATATTTAACAGTAGAGCAGATAGCTGATTATTTTGGTATATCAAGAACTACTTTTTATGCGATTCTAAATAGAGACCCCAGAGTACTTGAACACTACAACAGGGGTACAGCAAAGGCTTGTAGCTTTGTTGGTTCAAACCTTATGGAGCTTATAAGACAAAAAGAAAATAGTCCGAGTAAAGTGCAAGCTATTATATTTTATTTAAGGACTCGAGCTGGTTGGAGTGAGAAGCAAGAATTAAACGTTACTACTAAAGACGTAACGCCTAAAGAGCCACCCACTGTTATAAATCATTTTGTTGATGATCCGATAACTAAACAACAAAAAATTAGCGATCGACAATCAGAAAATGAAGAATGAAATAGAAAGATATTTACCTAAGTGGCAACAAGGGCTTTCTAAGCCATATCGTCATAAAATTATTTACGGCGGTCGCGGTAGCGGTAAGTCATACGCTGTTGCCGATGCTTTAATCATTGAGTCTTTGTACAAAAAGCATCTAGTTCTCTGTGGTAGAGAATTCCAAAATTCTATTAAAGAAAGCGTACACTCTTTATTGCAGCAACGAATAGAGGCTCTCGGCTTTACAGAATATTTTGAGATTACTAGAGACGAAATTAACTGCGCTTATTCAAGTAGTAGGTTTATATTTAAAGGTCTTAGGCATAATATAGATAGTATTAAGTCTATGGCCGGTATTACTCGCCTTTGGATAGAAGAGGCTGACACTTTAAGTGCAGAAAGCTGGAGAATAATAGAACCGACAATACGTGAACCTGAAAGCGAGATATGGTGTACCCTCAATCCTAAAAATAAAACCGATATTCTCTATAAGACATTCATAGCTAACGAGCCGCCTAAAAACTCATATGTAGTTAGAGTTAATTACGAAGACAATCCGTATTTCCCTGATGTTTTAAGAGTTCAAATGGAGCATTTAAAGGTTAAAGACCACGGAATGTATAGGCACGTTTGGTTAGGTGAATGTTTAGAACACTCGGATGCACAGATATTCAAAGGCTACTGGACTGCAGCTGAATTTGAAGAACCTGAAAAAGTACATAAATATTTCGGTCTTGATTTTGGTTTTAAAGTAAGTTCCACCGCGGGAATTAGATGTTATATACACGAGAACAAAATATATATAACTCACGAAGCGGTTAAGTTAGAGCTTGATATAGATGAGACCGGTAAATTTTTAGAAGAACGATTGCCGGATTTAAAACGACATACTATTTATGCTGATAACGCTAGACCTGAAGGTATAAGCGGTATTAAGAAATGCGGATATAGTATCAGAGCCGTTGAAAAAGGTAAAGGCTCGGTCGAAGACGGCATAATGCATATCAAGACGTTCGATCAGGTGATAATTAATCCTCGCTGCGTTGAAACCATCAAAGAATTTACGCTTTATTCCTACAAGGTAGATGAACGTAGCGGCGATATTACTGATGATATAATTGATAAATACAACCATTGTATAGACGCTTTACGCTATGCCCTTGAGCGGCTAATGAAAAATAGAGGTATCGATTATAGTAAGTGGTTAGATTGAGGAAATAACTGTAAATTTAGGCTCTGAGACCTTGTTTATAGAGTGTAAAGAAATAGTAAAATCGACCCTAAATACACAGATTTAGCCGTTATGTGGAGTGTGAGGATAGGGTACACTCCAAGTTTACGCATAAGATTATTGCTTTTTTTTAATTTAAAGTATATACTTGTATAATTAAATTACGTAGGTTTTATATGTATAGCCAAGTTAAAAAATGGGGCAATAGTTTGGGCGTTAGAGTTCCAAAGAAGATTGCTAGTGAGCTTAACCTCAAAGATGGGACTAGCGTTAATGTTAAAGTAGTCGAGAATCAACTTATTATTAGTTCAGACATTTCAGGATTGGATATGTTGGTAGAGAAAATAACGGAAGCCAATCGCCATACAGTAATATTTAACGATACTTTAGTCGGCAAAGAAACATGGTAGAATATACGCCAGAGAAAGGTGATATCGTTTGGGTTGATTTTGAACCTCAAAAAGGTCGAGAAATAGCTAAACGAAGACCAGCGATAGTCTTATCTCCAAGTAATTACAATCTTAAAAGCGAATTAGCTCTACTTGTTCCTATTACAAGTTCTATTAAAGGTTACCCATTCGAAGTTTTGATTAACTATAACGATATAAACGGAGCTATTCTCTGCGATCAAATACGTTCTATGGATTGGAAAGAGCGTAAAGTAACCAAAATTACGAAATTAGACAAAAAAATACTAAACGAAGTATTATCTAGAATACGATTATTGCTTTCAAATTAATTAAAACATCAAGACCTTACTAGCATAACCTCACAAAATATGATATAATTTATTATCAATTATGTCATATATTTAATGTTCAAGAATATTCAAAATAAAATTCAAAATATTATTAATTCTTCAAGAACCGATGGTTGGCAAAATGTAGTTACTAATCTTGGAACTAAGCGTAGTCGCACCAACTCCACTTTTTTTAAATCTACTTTATCTTTAGACCAATACACGCTTGCGGAAATCTATAAATCAAACGGAATAGGCAAAAGAATAGTAAATATTCTTGTTGATGATGCAGTTAGAGGTTTTATAGAAGCAGATAAATTGTTGTTAAAAGAGTTGCATCGAGTAAAAACAAAGCAATCAATAATAGACGCAGGTTGTTTCGGTAGATTATACGGCGGTGCATTATTAGTAGCTTTTATTGATGATGGGCAGGAGTTTGATAAACCATTAAATTTGAATAGGGTTGAGCAACTAATATCACTGAAAGTTTTTGATCGGCATCAGATATACTGGAATGATGATGATTTATGCAAAGACTTTTACAAAGAATATTACGGTGAGCCAGAAGTATTTACTATTACCAATAGCTGGAACGGTTTATCTGATATTTCTTTTAAAGTACATAGATCTAGGTGTTTTGCTTTTGGCGGTGAGCGTATACCTAATTCTTTAAAAATAAATAACCAAGGTTGGGATAGTTCTGTTTTACAGTCATGTTATGAGGCCTTAAGAAATCACGGCCTTGTCGTCAGTTCTTCAGTTGAGATAGTTCAAGATTTTATTCAAGTATTAATGAAAATGAGCGGTCTAAGCAGTAAATTAAGTACGGAAGGCGGTGATCAAGAAATTATTAAGCGAATGGACAAAATAGACATGTCTAGATCAAGTGCTAACATGATATTGCTTGATGGTGACGGAGCTGAGGACTACGAGAAAAAATCCAGCTCGGTTGCAGGTTTAGCGGATTTATGGGATAGATTCTCAGAATCTATTTGTGCTACAACAGGAATACCCGCAACTAGGTTATTCGGTAAATCACCGGGCGGACTTAATGCTACCGGTACAAGTGATTTACAAAATTGGTATGACATAGTGCGTGCTTATAGAGGTGATCAAGTAGAGCCGTGTCTTAACTGGTTACTTGATATCTTGAAGGCTCAAAAAATCTGGAGCGATAAGCCAAAAATATGGGATTGGGAATTTCCGTCTTTAACTGCTCCGTCGGAAGGTGAGTGGGCTGATATTAAGAAAAAGTATGCCGAGATTGATTGCATGTATATAGATCGTTCCGCTATTGATCCAGCTGAGTGTTGGCAAGAGAGGTTCGGTCGTGGTGAATTTCATGTTAATATTCAATTATCAAAACCTGATTTGGAAGAAGGTATTGAAGTCGAAGAAGATAATTTAGATTTGCTTTTACAAAAACCTGATGAGGAGCAGCAAACTAAAGATAAAATAAAAACAGTAGCTGAATCTGCTTACCAAAAAGTAAAAGGTAAGAAATGAAAGACGATTACAGTTTTACTTTGCTTGTTGCTACGGTTGCAGAGTTAGTCGATAAGGTTATCGAGCAAAAATTCATAGTATCTATTAGCATTGAGGATACCGAGTTAGTGATCCAATACTCCGATGATACTGTTAATAGGTTTGAATTGCCGATTGTTAAAGGCGGAATTATTACAAAAGAACTCGATCCCGTAAAGTTAGAAAAAGTTATATCGGTTCTCCTAAAGCAAGAAATAGAGCGCCGTTTACAGAGTATTATCGATTCCGTAGTTGAGTTAGTGCCTAAGCCGAAAGATGGCGAAGACGGGCAGAGTGTAGATGAACAAAAGATAATAGAATCATTACAAACGGCTATAACTAAAAAATTAGAACATGAAGTAGAAAAAATCAAGCAATCTATACCGGAGCCGATAAACGGAGTTGACGGCAAAGACGCAGACGAAGAAAAAATAGTAGAAAATATTACGTCTGTTTTAATAGGTAAATTAGAGTCTGAACTACTAGCGATCAGACAATATATACCTGAGCCTATTGTTCCCAAAGACGGCAGAGATGCTGACGAGGAAGCAATAAAAGTTAGTTTGCTTGAAGTTATCAATGCGGAGCTTAAATCAGGTTTAGAGAAAATTGTTGCAGAAATTCCACTAGCTAAGGACGGAGTTAATGGCAGAGACGCTGATGAAGAGGCGATCACTAATGCTCTTGAAACTAAACTCGCCGATAAGATTGCAAATGTAAAGCAAGAGCTATCCAGTCAAATTACAGAGATAATCCGAGAGTCTATACCTGATGTTAAAGATGGTCGAGACGGCAAAGATGCTGACCAAGAAGCTATACTTGCTGCTCTCACTGAACTATTGAATAAGCGGATAAAAGAACAAGAAACTAGCATAAAAGAAGCTTTGCAGGATGAGCTAGATAAAATAATAGCATCAATCCCAACGCCTAAAGACGGACTTAATGGGATAGACGGACAAGACGGCAAGAATGCAGACGAGGATAAAATAATCTCCACACTGCAAGACGGCTTAGACTGTCTGGTATCTAGTGCTATTGATAAACTACAACAAGATTTACGCTTATTCGCTACTGAAACAATTGATAAGATTAAGTCGTCATTTAAGCCTATCAAAGGGGACAAAGGTGATACTGGAGAAAAAGGAGAGCGTGGAAATGGCATAAAAAACGCCGAGATAGATCGGCGAGACCACTTAATTATTACAACTGATGACCAAGTTATTGATGCAGGACAAATAAAGGGTAAACAAATTTTCTATGGTGGAGGCACAGGTAGCTTTAAATACACAAATACGATGCCTTTGCCGTTCGATATCGGCGGTTGTAAACAAGGGACAAGATTTGACGAAGTAGAACAAAGGGTTTTGTGGACTAAGTTATTGTATGGATGGGATTTACCAAGTTTTAGTCAGTTTAATATCGAAGACATACCTCAAAATATTGAAGTTGGATATCAAATAGTAGCAGGTGATTATACCGCTAATTTTATAATTGATAATCCTGAATTATTGAAAGAAGACAGTATTACTATTATAGGTAACGACACTGAAATTTTAAGTAGTTTACCGAATTCATCGCCGATAGTTCTACCGCTTCCTGAGTATAAACTAGACACTTTAGGTGTCGTTAATTTTCAAATATACGCATACGATACTACGGGCGTTAGTTTTTTAAAGAATTATGTTTGTAACTATAAGTACAAGATATATTACGGTGAGTATACCGAAGATATAGAGGATACTGGGCTGCCCAATCCAATGTCTGTGCTTAGAGCTCAAGAATTAGTAATTGATATTAAGGGCGAGTATTTATTTTTAGATATTGGTTATAAGTGGTTTTGTTATCCTGAATCTTTAGGCGAAAACTATGTTTTCTATGAAGTTACAAGTGATATCGCTTTTGTATTTGATGAGGTTAAAAAGATATTAATTACCAACGAATATGGGGTTGCATTGACATACAATTGCTTCCGCACTCTACATGAAATCAATCAAGAATTTGTAATGGGTATCAAGTAATGGATATAGATACAATAAGAATATTTAGCTTTGCAGGAGGTTCAACAAAGGGTTATGGCGAAAATCGCTTCATGCAGAAGTTCATACATCAATGGGGCATACCGCAGGCTGATTTGTGGAAATATGTCGATGTTTTTGCAGGAGTTTCAACTGGCGCAATATTGTCTTCTTCTTATGCTGCTGCTAAAACTATGGATGAAGTAGAACCATTTTATCTAGAAAAAGCAAAAAGAATTTTTACTATTAGGACAGCTTCTGAAGTAGCTTCTGGTAGTCATAATGCTAATACTGATTCAAATAGACCTAATACTGCACAAAAAATAGCATTAATAGGTTTAAACGATGCTTTTTATGCGTCTCCTTACGAAGATTCTAATTATGGTAGCAATATACTTCATCAAACATTAGTAGAAAATTTTGGAGTAAACACGCTAGCTAATTTAAACGTTCCGATTGTTATACCTGCCGTTGAACAGGATATGAGTAGACCTGTTTATTTTTCAAATTTCAATGACCCGGCGTATTTTATAGGCAGAGATGCGAAAATAGTTGATGTGTGTAGAGCGTCATCTGCTGCTTTTCCATATTTACCTAGTTATCAATTTAATGGTCATGATTATATTGACGGAGCTTTCCTTATTAATAACGCCGTTGATAGAGCTATTAAACTTGGACTAACAATAAAACCAAACGCCAAAAGAATAGTTGTAGTCAATGTCGGTGCAGGAATTGGTAGAAATGGTTTTGACGGCTCAGACCCCTTGGGAGATTCGGCCGCAGAAAGAATATTTGCCTATACTACTCTATTGATGACTAATGCAGAGCAAAATAGTCATAAAAATTTACAGTATGAAGCCGATAGATTGAATAACGGTTACGGATTACCGCTGTTTTACTACGGTTGGTATCCTACGTTTCCGCCTACTTTTAATAATGAAACTGATAATAGTATACCTGAGTGGTACGCCCAGTTAGCTGATATAATAGACACACATTACGCTAACGAAAGCGATAAAATTTCTGATATATTAGGGCGTTTGACAGTATGACCGGCATTAAAGTAAGCGATTATATAAGACCGATATCGATTAACGATACATACTCAACTCATCTTGATGTTTTCGGCAAAGGTGGTTTGCATAGCGTTGCTTCTATTTTAGAAAGAAATGCTATAACGCAAGACAGAAGAAAAGAAGGTATGCTTGCTTATATCGCCGATAACAAAATATTGTATGCTTTGCTTGGCGGTCTTACTAATGCAAATTGGATAAAATTACTTGATTACTCAACTGGCGAGATTTTATTTAATATACCTTGCAAAGAAAATTACACACTCGTTGGTGACAAGAATAATGTTGTAAGACAATCCCCAATTTTAATCGACATAAGGCAAGATATTGTTGCTTTAAGAAGAAATTTAGATAGGTTTCAAAGATTAGATAAACTAGATCATAATAGAATATGGATAGGTGATTATGAAAATGAACCAGAAGAAAGAATTAACATAGGGGTAATCAATTTACCTATATTAGGAGCGGCTACTTTTCCGTATCCATCAATAATACCTCTTCCTCCAATAGCAATTCCAAATCCTACATTTAACCCTTTTTCTGGTTTTGACTGGTTAATGTCAGGGCCATGGTTACCGCAAATATTTGCAGGAAGTCCTAATACGGATAATACTAGTTCTGAAACGATTATTTCCAGTTCTCTTGCAATGACTCAAGTAAAAACTGCTCAAGCAATTAAAAGGCTTGATAACGCAGGGTTTATCGTAAAAAGTAGAACAATAGATTTTAACTGGGAAAATCCAGCTATGTTGCTTATCCCAGAAGCCATAAAACAACTTTATGGCTTAAATACGTCATATACTTTTACTCAAGCACAAGCATTAGATGAATTAGGAGTTGGGTTATTAAAAAATGATCAAGGTGTTTTAAGTATTGCCACTTTAACTAACAATAGGTTTTGGTTGGGTCAAAATGTTGGTGGAACTGATAATATTCCCACTGAAACTCAATATTTACCTCTAGCTAATCTCACCAATCTTGCTCAAAATAGACTCTGGTTAGGTGATGTTAATAATAGACCTGTTGAAACTCAATATTTACCTATAGGAAATTTGACTAATTTAACATCAGGTAGAGTTTGGCAAGGTGATGTTAATAATAGACCTGTTGAAACTCAACTACAATTAGCACCTACTGATGCGACTTATATTTTACAGACTCCTAATGTTAACTTACCGAATTCTCAAGGTTTATCTGCCTTAAGTATTTTAGGAGGTATATTAAAATGTAACGGCGCAGGAGTAGTTAGTATTGCATCCGGAGGTAATGTTCCATTTGTTAATGACTATGTTACGCCTGCAAATTTAGCTGAGGAACGAACTGAGAGGATCGGTGCAGATAGTGCTATTGAGACGGCATTAGTAGCTCTAGAGGCCGAAGTAGAAGCAGAAATAGCAGCTTTAGCAGGCGTAGTAAGTTTAGATATTCTTGGCACTATTTTAGGTTTTATCGGTATAACAGCCGGTGGAAAAGCTTACGGCGATTATATAAGAGGTCAAACTTTAAATATAAAAAATACTTGGAAAGCAACGGACATCAACGATGAAGCGCACAATGCAGTAGGTAATTTTAAATTCAGATATCCTTCAGGTTATAGTTCTGATGATAGAGGGCATGGTACTCTGTGGTTTGATTCTTCCGGTAGGAGTAGTGGACATCGATCAGAGCCTGGATTACGTATATTTTCCTGGGATAGCGGCGGTGATAGTATAGGTTCTGATGATCCGATAGCTCCGGTTCATATGGGGATTTTTGGCTATCAAAATAAATATAGCTGGATTCCAGTAGTACCTAATCCTACCCCTAGATATAAAGGATTTATTTTTAGATCAGAATTTAATAATGACAAAAATAGTGATGATTATAGATTTCCTACTAAATTTGGACTTTATGACGTAACTCGCACAATCAGTACACTTACTCATCAAAGCTGGGGATGGGACAATCAAGACAGTATTTTTGAATATGATTACAACAATTTTTCTTTTTATAAAAATGTAGAACACAATAATCACGTCAATTTTAAAGAAACTGTAGAACATAATAATTATGTTAACTTTAAAGAAAATGTTGATTTTCAAAAAGACGTAAAATTTTTAACTAAAGGATCAATAAAAATCCCTGTTGGAAATATAGGAGAAAGACCTAATAACCCAGAGGTTGGGATGTTAAGATATAATATAGAAATTTAATTAATTTAGGAGGAATTATGCCCAATTACCCTTATCGGTTGGCAAAGAGGAATATCATGACGGCACTTCTTGGTTTTCATTAGCGAGTGAAAATTGGGTATTAAATAATATAGGTAATATACCGCCGTGTATAGTTGCAACTATTACTAATTTAACCGCTACTTATTCCAGCGGTACAGCAGGTGTTGGGGCGACTTTAACAAACTCAGGAACTCAAGTAGCTCTTGTTATTGACGGAGTAACTTTAACAGCGGCGCAAAGAGTCTTGGTAAAGGATCAAACAGCTGCATTGCAAAATGGGATATATGTAGTAACTAATATTGGTTCGATTAGTACAAATTGGATATTAACTAGGGTTACAGATTTTG